CGGGGATCACGACCCGCTCTATCCTTGGGTATCCGGGTATGGCATACGAGAGCCATATCTAGGAGAATATAGAGTAGAAAGATACCACCCCCATGCTATCATAAATTATGACAGACATTTTACAACACAAGCCCACTCCAGTAGGAGTGGAAACTGATTTACCTGCGTTGAAAGAGGTTAGTATCATTTTGTTGGAGTTACTGGAGTTGCCTGAGCATCGGCACAAGTTGGTTCGTCCCTGTGATGTAGTACGCTTTATTAACCGAGTGAGCTCTTGAATCAAGCATCACGGATGGCGTTATGCGGTTAACACCCTTAAGGTCGGAAGACTTGCTCTGCTTCAAAGATTGGCTGGTACTCCAGCTAAGCACCTTCGAAAGATGAGAGTAAAGAGGATGGCCTCGTTTCATTTGATACGGGGATTACCTTCTTATCTACCACCTTTACTCCGAAGAGGTGTAGCTACCGGACAGCTATTTCCCATCCGGATCGCACTTACACTTATGTTCGTTTTGAGGTCAATCCCTACGGGTGTTGATTGGTACCCACTTTCGAGTATTACGTCGAAAACTAAGGGTAAAGCTCCAGCTGGTTTAGATGATTTCATCATCAGGTCGGTAACCAAGTTTGGCTGATCACTTACGATCAAACCAGAAGAGATTACCTACCGTCAAACTGGATCTTCAGGGCCTCAAGGTCCCGCAATGCTCAGTGTCTGGGGAGACCTTGTCAGTCTCCACAGGCCTGAGAATGCAAAGACCTATAAAGCCCTCCTGATCATGGGATTGAATCGTGACAAATTATGACCTTCTCAGATGGCCCTTAGGGTTTCCCCTGAGGGGGCCAAGGCGTATGCTGAGGCCTCTTCTGAAAAGTCAAAACCGTTACGCAGATTAACTTACATACCAGACAAGGAATGTAAGATGCGTGGTATAGCCATTGCTGATTATTATTCACAATTGGTTTTAAAGCCGATTCATGAACAACAGGCTAGGATACTTGGTACACTAAGTACTGACTATACCTTTAACCAAGACGGATATAAACAAGTGGTAAAGACCTTCTTTGATAAGTATCCAATCTCATCAAAGAGACCGCGTATATATTCTGTTGATCTGAAGAGTGCGACCGACAGAATGCCTCTCGAACCTCAGCATCTTTTAATGACCTGTCTTTTGAAGAACCAAGAACAGGCCGATGCCTGGAGGCATTTGGTAGTCGGTTCCCCTTTTGTCTTGGATCTCCGAAACCGAGGAGTTCCAGACGGTTCTTACAAGGGGACAAGATGAGACACAACAGAAATAAGGGATATTTGGTATAGGGCTGGGCAGCCCATGGGTCTTTATTCCTCATGGACAACCTTTACCCTACTGCACCATCTCATTATTATGTTCTGTTGCGATAGATTAGGATTAAAATGATGAGAATCTTATTGTCTACTCGGTGATGATGCCTTGATTTTCGGGCAAGCCCTCTGGGACGAGTATACAAAGGTCATGAGGGCTCTTGACGTTGACCCTCAACCGTCGAAGACATTCAATTCGGTTAGATTCTTAGAGTTTGCGAAACGGTTTCACTGGAAAAGAAGGGATATCACACCCTTCCCTCTAGGAGCCTTTTACGACGCTTTCCACTCACCATCTCTGATATCCAATGCTCTTGACAACGCAATTGCGAAGTCATGACTCGTGCACAGAGGTGATAAGGGGGGTTCACTTAGTAAGAACACTTATGATTGATTATCAGCGTGTTTCCGAAAGGTTGGGAAGTGAAATCCGTCCTTCAGTCGCTGGTTGGCCTTTGACTCGCTCAGAACACTGAGAGCGACATCACTTGTTCGATGAAGCAGAGGAAAGCAGTCCTCTCACCTGCGTCCTGACTGTCCTATTGGGTGAACGTTGAAAGAACTTTCACCTAAACAGGGCATCACAGATCACAGGAAGGAGGGTGCCAGAGACTGGTTCATTTCCTTCGCTTGCCAGAGAATACTATTCGATCGCAAGATCACAAGGGATAGTACCATGTTGAGTACAGTACTTGCCACTCATGATTTCCTCGCGAGAGACATAGCTGTCGAAATACAGGAGATACCTGTTGATCGTAGAAAGATCATCCTTGGAGTACAGAAATTCATGGCGATAATCACCGTGCTCTGTAAGAAGGAGGAGTCTCCTCACCCCGTTTTGGAGATGTTCAAAGACTGGTGCGGTTCTAAGTGGCAGCTCTTCCACTTCAAAGAAAACTTGGTTGAGCTATTCCTTGACAAAGGAATTGACCCCACAAAGCTAGAAACAGATTCAGTGGACAGCACTCTAAGAGTTGATCTTAGCGGTGACCCCCCGAAGATGGAGGATTTTGAAGATCCTGATATAGTGGACCGTTACCTGATGTTCGCATCACAATCTTTCCCCGATGTACTTAATGGTGCAAAGGAGAAGAAGACAGTGACCCGCTCAAGGAAGTACTACTCTGACTTCGGTGAGTTTCTCACCATCGTCATGGGTTGTAATAACGGAGTGTTACCTTTGCAACCTGATTGTAATATTATAGCAGGCTTGCTCTGGTCACAGGGAAAATCACAGTTCCGGCGCACAGACGCTTCAGTTCCTCTCTTATTGAGAAAACCTCCACGTAAACGCAC